TGTTTGATATGTATTGGGATAAGTTTCGTGAGAATCTAAAGAGTGTTGAATTTGGATATGGAAGAGTCAATCCAAAACTCTGGGGTTATAAATCACCAGAAAAGAAAAAGCGAAAGTAATTTCCCTAGAACTCTAAAAAAATCTCCGCCAAAAATTGAACCTTTAAGATTTTATAAAATTGTATCATATTATACAAAACTACTTGACTATATAATCTGAATAGGTCTATAATGACCTTACGTTCATCGGAAAAATCCGACGCAAGTAGGACGGCGGAACGGAACGTTCATTCGCTATTCGCAAATAGCGAACGCAAACCGCCCGAAGGAACGGGACTAATTATCTCATTCTGGAGGAAATCCTAATGTCACAAGTCGTGTATCGTGGTGTCGCATATGACACCGAAGTTCGTCGCCAACAACAGGCACAACAGCAACAGCAACCTCAACAACATAACGAAACTTATCGTGGTGTAAAGTTTGTAAAGGGGGATAAATGATGAAAAAACTTAACTTCTTACAACTTATCAAAGATCAAAAGCAAAAAGAAGATCGTCGTCATCAAGCCCAACTGGCACAACTAGTTGGATCGAGAGGTTAATTTCTCTTCTTTATAACATAAACTTTTATTGCAAAATATCAGAAAATCCACACAAAAGATCTAGATAGACTAGAATAATGAGGTCATACAAATGAGCGAAAATTCTTTGTTATGATATTCTTTGTGCGTGGAGGACATTATGCACAACTTAATTTCTTACAATCAACTTGCGTCGTGGAATCATCTGGAAAAGACAATTAATGAATATGTGAATAATGAAGAGATAATTAATGATTACTATCAGTGTTTAATCGAGTGTGATAATAATCAGCAACAATGTAAAAGGATATGTCGGGAGATATTAAGTCAAAAGTAACATTCATTGGAGGGGTTGATCCCCTCCTTTTTTTATGCTAAAATATTCGAAAAGAACTATCTTATGGACAAAGACCGATTAAAACTGATTGTTCGTAATCTGGAACTTCTTGTTGACTCTTTAAAAGCAGAAATTTATTCAGATACAACTGCTTATAAGTATGATGATATTCGACCCAGAGAATTGGACTATGATGAAATTTTTGAGGATTCTGAATGAGTAGAGCAAAGCAATTGGTTAAATTATTAGAAAGAATGTTGAAACAAGACCACTTGTTTTCGGAAGAGCAAATTGTAGAAATCAAACAACAATTGCGAGTTGTCAAGAAAGAACTCGCAGAAGTCGAAGCACAAACATCAAAAGGATTTGGAAAGAAATGACAGTAAAACTCATCAGCGTGACACCCGATGCAGAAAAAACAATGGCGTATGTTGCTAGAGTTAGCAACCCAGCGAATCAAGACAACGAAAACTATGCCAAGTTGCTTGCTTATTGTATTAAGCATAATCATTGGTCTGTTTTTGAACAGGCATTTATGACTCTGGAGATTGAAACTAATCGGGGTATTGCTGCTCAAATTTTACGTCATAGGTCTTTCACATATCAAGAATTTTCTCAACGATATGCTGACACAAGTCTTTTGACCGATTATATTCCTCTTCCAGAACTTCGTCGTCAAGATACAAAGAATCGTCAGAATTCAATTGATGATATGCCCGGATATTTGAAACTTAAATTGTTGGGAGAAATTCAAGAACATTTTGAAGCGTCTAAAGCACTCTACAGGCGTCTTCTGGATGCTGGTGTGGCAAAAGAGTGTGCAAGGTTTGTACTGCCCCTAGCGACGCCCACACGCATCTATATGAGTGGTTCTTGCCGTAGTTGGATCACATATATTGCTCTCCGTGAAAAATCAGGAACTCAAAAAGAACATATGGATATTGCAAAAGCATGTAAGGAAGTTTTTGCCGAACAATTTCCTATTTGTTACGAAGCTTTGGGTGGCGAATCCGATTGGAAAATTTGATCTAAATAAAATTATCTTGAATTCGTAACTATATGCCTGTATATCCGATTATTAACAAGACCACTGGCGAACAGAAAGAAGTGGAAATGAGCATCCACGACTGGGATCAGTGGAAGAATGATAATCCCGAATGGATCCGCGATTGGTCTGATCCCTCTACTTGCCCATCTCCCGGTGAGGTGGGTGAGTGGAGAAATAAATTGATCAATAAGCATCCTTCGTGGAACACTGTCCTAGAAAAAGCAAGTAAGGCACCAAGATCAACTGTAAAGAAACTCTAAAATGGCAAGAAGAAAGAGAAGCACCGCAGACCAACCAATCGGAGTTGGTCTTACAGCAAAGCAGGCAAAGAGAAAGAAACCATTAAGTTCAGAGTATTTGGTTGATATAGAACCTCTTACAGACAATCAAAAGCGTCTGTTTGATTCTTACGCAGACGGTAAGCATTTAGTTGCTTATGGTTGTGCTGGAACTGGTAAAACCTTTATCACACTTTATAATGCTCTGGTGGATGTTCTAGACGAAAGAACTCCTTATGAGAAGATTTATCTGGTTCGTTCTTTAGTTGCTACAAGAGAGATTGGATTCTTGCCTGGAAGTCACGATGACAAGGCAGACATTTACCAGATTCCTTATAAGAATATGGTGAAGTATATGTTCCAAATGCCTTCTGATGCTGATTTTGAGATGCTTTATGGAAATCTTAAATCGCAAGAAACCGTTAAGTTCTGGAGCACTTCATTCTTAAGAGGCACAACTCTTGATAATGCGATTATTATCGTAGATGAGTTTCAAAACCTTTCGTTTCACGAATTGGATTCCATTATCACTCGTGTTGGTGAAAATACCAAAATCTGTTTCTGTGGAGACGCTTCTCAATCAGATTTACAGAAAACGAATGAGCGTAATGGAATTGTAGATTTTATGAATGTGTTGCGTAAAATGCATTCTTTTGATATAATTGAATTTGGTGTAGAAGACATTGTTCGTTCTGGACTTGTTAAGGAATACATTATTGCTAAATTGGATGCTGGTTTTTAATGTTTAATCATATTGATATTGAACTCCCAAAGTTAGAGCGTGAGACAATCGATGGGGTCAGGTATTATAAAGTGCCTGATGATGAACAACTTCTCAAACTAGTTTCAATCACTTCTGTTACAAGTCATTTTAATCGTGAAATATTCGTCAAGTGGCGTAAAAAAGTTGGTGAAGAAGAAGCACAGAAGATTACTAAAGCGGCTACGAATCGTGGCACGGATTTACATTCTCTCGTGGAGAATTATCTTTATAATAAGGATCTCCCGCCTGTTCCGCCGCTTCCGGATTTTCTTTTTAAGATTGTGAAAACGGAACTCAATCGTATAAATAATATCTACGCTCTCGAAGGTTCCCTATATAGTAAGCAACTAGGTATTGCTGGAACTGTCGATTGTATTGCCGAGTATGACGGCGAATTAGCGATAATTGACTTTAAGACTTCTAAAAAACCAAAACCACGAGAGTGGATTGAACACTATTTTGTTCAATGTATGGCATATGGATGTATGTTATACGAACTGACTGGTATTTCAGTCAAAAAACTTGTAATTATTATGGCTTGTGAAAATGGAGAATGCGTCGTCTATGAAGAAAGAAACAAATCAAAGTACATTAAACTACTTACCGAATATATTAGAACATTTGTTAGAGACAAACTCGCGGAATATGGAACCTAATAAAGAACTAGAACAAGTTATAGAAAATAAGTTTCTGACTCCTTCAAAGTTTGCTCTAGAGATAGAGAAAATTGTGATTGAAGAGAACTTTAATTATATTGACGCAATCTGTCATTATTGTGAGATTAATAATCTTGAAGTGGAGTCAGTGACCAAATTGATTTCTAAACCACTGAAAGAAAAACTCAAATATGATGCGATTAATCTGAACTTTATGAAACGCACCTCACGGGCAAAACTTCCCCTATGAGCCCATTTGAAGTCTATCAAAATTATCTTTCGTTAAAATCACATTTTACCAATCCAAAATACGATTACTTTAAATACAACAAGAAAGTCAGAGCAACACTGACTTCTTTTAATAAGCGTAAAGACAAATACTTCTTTGAGAAAACATCTAGAAAGTATTCTGACAAAGAAGTTGTAGATTTTCTTGTATCAAACTTTGTAGCAACAGACACACCTGGTAATTTATGGATTGGTTCTTTAATAAACGAAGGAGAAGAGACATACGCAGAGTGGATGCGACGACAGCAGAGTTTAACTTACTTGTTCAAGGAACAAAGCAACGAATTGTTCTCGGAGACAAAATTAGAGGATGCCTTGAACTGCTCCAAAGGACATCCACCAATTCTAAAAGGTTTTTTAAGCGGTAAAATCTGTTTGGAAACTCTGGTAATCTATGATAGAATATTTCAGTTCAGTAAAAGGTTCGATAAGAAACTTCTAGACCCTGTGTGGGAAACCGTCAGTCTAAAAATTTCAAAGTATGCTCCCTTTCTAAATACTGACATATTCCAGTTTAAACGCATTTTACGGGACATTATAGATGAGTAACTTCTTTGATTCTGAAATTATTCAAGACGAACTGAAAGAAATAAATCAGTTACAAGAGAGTATTTACGGAAGTATTCTATCTTTTGGTATGATGTCCCGTGAAGACAAACTGGAACATATTGAAAAACTTGAAATATTACTTGAAAAACAACGAGTAATGTATACACGCTTGTCTCTTTCTGATGACCCAGAAGCGGTTATTATGAAAGATAATCTTCGTAAATCAGTTGCTCTGATGGGATTTCCACCAGAGACTGATATGAGCATATTGTTTAACAGTATGACCAAAACCATTGAATCTCTCAAACAGTTCATTGACGGTTGAGAGCATCTCTGGTATAATATCCAAGGAATCCAATTTATCCAACGTATCTAAAAAATCTTATGTCGTTCGCAAATCTCAAGAAACAATCCAAACTTGGTTCGCTCACTGAAAAACTGGTGAAGCAAGTTGAAAAAATGAATAACTCCGAAAGTTCTAGTGACGATCGCTTTTGGAAGTTGAGTGTTGATAAAGGAAATAATGGTTTTGCAGTCATTCGCTTTCTTCCTGCTCCTGATGGGGAAGACCTGCCATTTGTGAAGGTTTATAGTCACGCATTTCAAGGACCTGGTGGTTGGTTGATTGACCAGTGCCTTACTACTATTAATCAGAAGTGCCCCGTGTGTGAATACAACTCCGGACTCTGGAACAATGGCACTGATTCTGGTAAAGAAGTTGCCCGTAAGCAGAAACGCAAACTGACTTATGTGAGTAACATTTATGTCGTCAAAGACCCTGCAAATCCTGAAAACGAAGGTAAGGTCTTCCTCTTCAAGTATGGTAAGAAAATCTTTGACAAGATTATGGAAGCAATGCAACCTGAATATGAGGACGAAACTCCCATCAACGCATTTGACTTCTGGCAGGGTGCAAACTTCAAACTGAAGGCAAAGAGTGTTGCTGGTTATCGTAACTATGATTCCAGTGAGTTTGCTGCTGTTGGTGCTCTTCTGGACGATGATGACGCAATGGAAGCAATCTGGAAGAA